AATCATAAACTCCCTCAGCTTTATATGTATTAACTCTCTTTTGAAAATCAATTACAGCTTCAGAAATTTTGTTTTGCATATCAGGATCCGGACCATAAACAAAAACTCTATGAAATACACCACGATATTTAATAGAAATAATAGACCATTTAAAACCCGAACACATCATCAATCCTTGTACCTGGATAGGTCCTCGAGAGGGAGCTGGTACATCCTCCGGTCTTACAGAAGTGTTTTTAGCTTCAAGAATACCTACTCCATTAAGAGTTATTTTATTCTCTTTGTTCATTACATATATACCTTTATCTACATCTGTTTCGATCGTAAGGTTTTCAGCAAGAGCTGTTCCGTCAGCTGATCCCTGGAGCGGTAATGTCTTATGAACAAATGGCTCTTTTATTTCAGTAGATAATTGAGTCAAACCGATTTTACCAGCTCCAGCTTCTAAAATACTAGCCTCATCCTTATCTCCCCACCAAGGAGGACTATACTTTTCGCTTTGAAATACTGTTTGTTTACCATCGTTAGCATTACATATTTGTTTTAGTATGTCATTCTGCGAGGTTCTATTGTTGTATCCCATAATCATATTAATTATAGAACAACTAGCTTTTTTATTATCAGTAATTTTACCAACCATTGATAACCCCCAAACCTCTTAATATAAGATAACCGAAAGATAAAATTAAACCAGCTACTAGGAATCCAGCTAGGTAATTTCGTAAATTTGTGATACTAAATAGCTTACTAACCTGATCAGGTTGTTCAGCGTCTTTATACCATATATTGTGTTTAGGATTTTTTGACCTAATATATATTATGCGGTTATCTGCATTATGATACATTATTATTTTATCGTCAGTTTCAGAGATAACACATCCCTTAGTGTTTTTTGTGTTTTGTTTCACCATTTTCTGCTCCTTTGTAAAAACGAAACATACAAATTCTAAACAAACACAAAATGTTGATTACTTGATCCCTTTAAAATCATTTACATATTTACCGGGTAGCTCAGATTCGTCAGCTGACTCAATTAAATAACGATGAGCTTGATAACATTCATACTTAGCCATAAAAATCTTTTGATGAACCGGAAGTCGTAATTTACTTATTGCCTCTAGCTCCATAGCTAATTTTTTAAATGCTTCCATTGCTGAAATAATATGAGAATTATCCATAAGCGGTATTGTTATTCGATTAGCTCGTTTACCGTAAATATGGTTTTCGTAATTCTTTGCATTTTGTTTCTGTTTTTCATTCATATTATTTTTATATATAATTTTTTTTTTTCGAAATCAACTATTATATATACCTCCTCTAATCATAATGTTTCGAAGTGTTGATAATCTGTGTACACCTTTAGATTCGTTGTACCACCAATCGCTATGTTTTTTAGATCGAGGAACTTTAACTCCAAGGCTTTGCAAAGCAACAGCAATTTCTTTAAGTGTTGTTTTACCCTCGCTTTTAATTCTTATTATTTTCTGACATATTTCGTCAGCATCTTTATTGGCTTGAGCAACTAAAGCTTTGGTTGCTATAGAAGTATCCCTAAGAGGTGTACCTAAACGACTTAGACCTTTAGAAGTAGTTTCTGCACCGGATTCTAATAGTTCTTTTTTCTCAGCTAGTGCTAATCGAGTTCGCATCGATATATCCTCAGCTTCTTTCTGAGCTACTGAAGCCAGGATCGTTAAGATCATACGACTTGTTGAGCTACTCTCCAGCTCCGGTACATCAAGTGCAATAAGATTAATTTTAGAATCAAGAACTTTAGTCAAGAAACTTACATTACGAGCAAGTCTATCGAGCTTGGCTACAACTAATACAGCATTATGTGTTTTACACATTTCTAAAGCTTTCAACAGCTCCGGTCTATGCCGATCCGATTTCTTACCGGACTCAACCTCTTTAAATATCCCTACTACATTATGATCAAGAATATTATGTCTATGACCCCATTGATTAAGAGATGTCGATTGAGCTGACATACCTAAGCTAGATCTAAATTGGTTCTTAGTGCTAACTCTTATATAATAAACGACCTTTTGATTGGTCTTTAATCTCCCCATAGTATCACCGAGCATAGTACCTCCTTATCGGTTTTACAACAGTTATTGGAATATTATTAACAAGAGTCGTAACCTTAACGGTTTTAGTGCGACCATTTATAACACCTATTTGTATAAGTTTACTCATCCATATACTCCCATTGAGTCCTATAATGATATTTAGAATCAAATATTTTTAATTCTTTAAGTTTACGATAACTTTTTCCGAGATTCTTAAATGCTTTTTGACTTGTTTTATCATTTGGAAATGATTTATTATAAGCACTACAACGAAAGATAGTTTGATATTTTAAAAAAGCATCAACAGACCTTTTATGTTTATGGTCTATTTTTATCTTTGTTGGTTTAGTTGCTAGTCCACCGGTATGAAAATCACCACCGGTAGATATTAATATTAGATCATCTGTCATTATTTACCCTCCTCTCTCCATTTTTCTATTATTTGTTCTCCGGTTGAATCATCAATGTAGTAGACCCAGCCATTAATTGTTATGTAAACAGATTCGTTTGATCTCTTATCTATTTTCATTTAGTAACTTTCCCTTTCTTTTATTATTAATTTAGCGGTAAACAATCTGAAGTTTTCTTCCTCAGTATTGGACCATTTGTGAAAACTTAAAGCCTTAACCATATTTTTTAAAGCCCAAGTTGGTTGACTTTCTAAATAACTATCCATTATTTGACCTCCTTTATTATAGTTACTTTATCAGCTAATCCCTCTTGCTTAAGATCTTCAAGATCATCTTCTTCAAGAAATTTAAATTTAGTAGATATCTCACTAAATCTTGTAGGATTAAACCATTTATCCCTCTCGATCGTTAAACCAAAAGGTAATTTTAAAGCTCTTAGCTCATTCATAGGAATGTAACCAAGCTCTTTATCTGTTATCTCAGATACACCGTAAGCTGTGTCATCGTCATACAACTCAGATAGATACCAAGTACCCGCTCCGGTTGGATTGAACAACTTAACATAAGCTATCGGCTTCTTAACTTTAGCATTAGCCTTGAGCTGAGCTATATTTTGTTTAGTTAATAGTTTCAATTATTTGTTCTCCCATAATTGTTTGAAGTTAGTATTAAATGAATGGTAGTTAGCATCTTCGAATGCACTTTGAGCAACATCGAATATGTCATCGCCTTGCCATTTACAGTATTGAGAAATCATAATACCTAAAACATCGGTATCATTAGCTGTGTCAGGATTTATAAAAAACTTATCTTTTTGATCCTGAATTAACTGATGTAGTTTTTCGTTAATTGTCATCACCTCACCTCCTTTCGATTTTATGTCTAATTTGTTTCGCATTAATTTCTATAGTTAATATAGAGATTATTTAGTACCTTTGCAATACCGAAATGGTACTTATTTGTACTAAATCGTGTAAGTAATTGATTTTATTGAAAAGAAAGTTGTAAAAAAAATGAAAATTCTTTCAAAACACTTACATTTATCTGAGGATGTTTGTCGATTATTGGCGGATCGTAAAATTAAAGAGCGTAGATCTGAAAGTTCTATCGTTGATGAAATCTTACGAATCGCACTTAATCAGCAAAATAAATCTGAGGACTTTCAGAGAATAATAACCTCAGCTGGAGATTTGGATGGCAATTAAACACCCAAAGAAAAAAGGCTATACATTTGAAAAAGAAATGGAACAAGCTCACTTATCTTTAGGCATCCAAGCTGAGAGGCAACCTATGTCCGGTGCATTAAAAGGTAAATACAAAAGTGATTTACAAATAGCCGGTATGTATGCTGAATGTAAGCGTAGAAAAAAATCATTTACATCTCTGTACAAGGCTTTAGCTCAAGATGACTCTGACATTTTATTCGTAAGGGACGATGAGCAACCTCCCCTGGCTGTCTTACCTTGGAAAACTTGGAAGCTATTCTTGAGCTGGAGTAAAATTGCAGAGAACTATCCAGCGACAATTAATAAGGAAAATGAAAATGAGTAATTTAGATTTAGGTAATGATTCAGTTGAATATATAGCCTGGAGATCACAAGAAAAAACCTGGAGCGTTGATGGTGAGAAATGTGATCTAAAGAAATTTCTGATCGATACAACATCAATCAAGATCGGTCAAGGTAAGCTCCAAGAGGGTGTAGCTCCGATATGGGAATGGAATGATGTTCCTGGCGGAAAAATACAGCTGAAAGATGGATATAAAAAAGCTTTTTATCTAAGTATTTATCTAACTGATAAACACGGATCTCCGATCACCGGTTGGAGAGAATGGATGACAAATCAAAGAGCATCAAGAGAAGCTGTTATGAAGTTATGGAAAGACATCCAGGCAACCCAGGAGAGTCATAAAGATGAAGTCGCTATGGTTAAAGTTACCGGCAATGAAATGATGAAAGTCGGTCAAGCGTCAATATGCTTACCAACATTAGAGCTTGATGGCTGGGTAACTAAGCCTGGTGATAATGACAATGTAACACCAATATCGACAGATGTTGATAAGCCAAGTGATACAGAGTTTTAATAATGCAAGACAAATGGGCGAATTGCATAGAGTCCGTTGCTGTCTTTTTTTGGGGTCCACCTACAACCCGCAAACCCGAAGAATTGCGATGGGGTACTCACGGTAGTAAGGTGGTCAACTTGCAAGATGGAACTTGGTACAACTTCGAGGAGGAAATCGGTGGCGGTTGTACCAAGCTCATCGAAACTTATGCACCAAAAGGCACAAAGATTGAGGACTTTTTATATGATGTTGTTGGACTTGAGAAGTCTGAAAAGCGTCAAGATATTGATGACATCATTACTTCGACCAAAAAAGAAACTATATATGATTATCAAGACGAGTCGGGTAAAACGATATACCAGGTTGTACGATACGAACCAAAGACATTTAGACAACGACAACTATTAAACGGGAAGACAGTATGGAATCTACAAGGCGTATCCCTACTCCCGTTTCGTTTACCTAATATAAAAGCAAACCCAAACAAAGAAGTGATCATCGTTGAGGGTGAAAAAGATGTACTTAGATTAGAGGAATTAGGTTTATTAGCAACTTGTAACAGCGGAGGATCCGGTAAATGGACTAAGGATCATAGCCAATATTTAAAAAATAGAGATGTAGTCGTAATCCCTGATAACGATGAACCGGGAGAGAAACACGCTCGAACCGTTATAAGTACACTCCAGGGACTCGCAAAGTCCATTAAATTAATAGAATTACCAAACCTAGCACCAAAGGGAGATATATTCGATTGGCTACAAGACAATACAGCTGACAAACTACTCAAGCTGGTTAAACAAACTAAGCCTTTATCCAATAAACCAATAACACCTATAAAGGTTATGACCATAAAAGAGGTAATGAGTATGGAGCCGGTTCCTTGGCTTGTTGATAAGATGATCCCTACTCACTCGATGGCAATGGTTTATGGATCTCCAGGAAGCGGTAAAACATTCCTGGCACTTGATATGGCTTTACATATAGCCAACGGTGTATCCTGGCACGGTTTGGATGTAGAAAAAGGTCAAGTGTTTTATATTGCCGGTGAGGGTGTTGGTGGATTAAGAAAGCGATTAA